CCAATCGTCCGAGTACGTAGAAACAAATCCACCTTGTCGATATCTTAACACAGCTTGGGTCATAGAATCAACATAGTCATCATACTGACCATTAGGAAACGCTGCACATTCTTCAATTACTTCTTGTGCCCAGTGTTCGTCTAAAGGTGCCCACACCATACCAGACTCAAAGACAGGAGCACAGCTATTTATTCTAGTATGCTTGTCTCGTCCTCTTGCTGGAACATAATCAATAACAGGAATTCCTGCACGTCTAAGTTCATGTATTAGAGGTTGTCCTGAGGCTTTAGCTTCAATTATTACAGTTTCCGGTTCCCAGTAATGATATTGCTCTAATGCAACATTCTTAAGATCTGGAAAGTCATACCTACCTTTGTGAGCATCTAATAATATAACTGCTTTCTCATAACCTTCTACAGGTTCAAAGACACCCCAAGTGGTGATAGCAGAATAGTCGGCAGTTTCTTTTTTAGAAAATGCAGTATCATAGGATTGTATCACGTGGAGCAGTTTTGGAAGTTGCTCCTTATTATAATCTTGCCACCATTCCCTTTTTATAATTGCACCTTCTTCTGATGTTGGGTCCTGCATGTATTGTGCGTTCCAATTTTTTGTAGAGATTGAGGCTTTCACAGAATCTAAATCTTCTTTACTCCAATACTCAGGCCACACAGGTTTATCACTAGGCATGATAGCTGGAAAAGAAATTACTTTCCATTGATCTGCTTTAGTACCTGTCTGTGCTTTAACCAACCTTCCTGTAAGATCGTCAGTAGCCCAACGAGTCATGACTACAAGAATACGGCCACCGGGTTGTAAACGCTGTCTGGGTCCTGAACTGTACCATTCGTATGCACGTTCCATAGCTGTGTCGGACAAGGAATCTTGTTCCGTATGTGGATCGTCAATGATAAGCAAATCGGCCCCTCGACCTGTGATAGATCCGCCAACACCCGCTGCAAAGTATTCTCCACCATGATTGGTTTCCCACCTGCCTTTTGCTTTACTGTCTTCTCTCAGTGTAACATTTCCAAATATTTCTTTATACTCCTTGGTGTTCATTAAGTTACGAACTTTGCTACCGAACCTTGAAGCAAGTTCAGCGTTGTGTGATACCTGCATAATTTTTTTCTTTGGATACTTTCCAATATACCAAGCGGGGAATAAATAAGATGCAAATTCTGATTTAGTATGTCTAGGAGGCATATTAATGATGAGCCTCTTTGCATCACCATCTGCAATATCTTGAAACGATTCAGCAATAATTTGATGGTGCCCATACTTCTTTGGGTCCTTTGTCTTACGATAAATAAAATCTTGCCAGACAGACTCTGCAAAAATTAAAAAATCATCCTGGCATAACTTGATCCACTCTAACTGTTTTTTTAGAATAATATCTTTTAATTCATCTTCAGTTAAGTTTTCTATTTTCATCTCGTTTGGGACCCTAGTATATTTGTATATCCTACTTTGTAAACCCTTTCGCCTCAAAAAACCCAGCCAGGCAACGCGAACCCTGATGGCGTAAAAATTAAAAACGATTTTAAGATTGATTATGAGCCTTGTGATAGGTGTAGGCTAGATACACCAATGGCGTCAGTTAAGACGCCATTGGTTATGTGTTTATTATTATTCTGTGTTGTGTATTGCTTGAACAAGTGTACTAAACTTTTTTAGTACATTGTCTTTGAACTCGTCAACCACAGGGTTGCCAACATTCTCAAGTATATGCTTTTCACACTCGCCCATTAACAACTGAAACATGATTTCATAATTCAACTGTTTCTTTTGTCCATTGTCCAACACCATGTCAGCAAGTGATGTAGGTGCATTAGAGTTTAACTTTTCACTCAATACATTAGCTATGTTAATCAAATCATTATTGGGCATTTGATACCTCGCCAATAGCTTTGTATTCAGAGTACTCAATAACCTTTTGATACTCATTATAAAGATCATTGTATTTGACTTTGAACTTATCTTTATCGAATTGCTTTCGCTTTCGGTTTATTTTTTGTGAACCATAACTATTGCCATTCTCATCTTGAACAACAATTAAGTTTTGTTTTGTTCTCTCATGAACATTCACAATGTTTTGTCTTAATGTTTCTAACTCCTTTGATACTCTGTTAGCAGTTAGCTTTAACTTAACATAAGCAAGAACTTGTTTGTGTTCTTCTTGCTTTAGTCTTTTTACAGCATTCGCCATTTGTTACCTCTTTGTTTAGTTATGTATTTTTATAAATACCTCTAATTAATACATCTTATTAAATCTTATTCAATAGTTAATTTAACTTTTTTTAATCTTTTTTTTAAGGTCTTTGATAGGTATTCTTTTATCTCCATTAATACTAATACTAACATCTTCAATATCTCCTAATTGATTAATTAAAAAATTGATGAAATCATTTTCCCGTGCCACGCCCTGCTGTTGTTTAGTTTTATTATCTTTCTTATTTCCACCACGAGAACGAGACGAGGCGACATTGTCGCCTCGCTTTTTATTATTTGGCATTACCAACTACACCAATATTCAACGACTTTCTTTTCGTTGATTGCTTGTTCACAGAATTTTAAGAACTTGATATCTTGTTCCTTGTACTCTTTGACACTATCCTCTTGAAACTGTTGCCCCCAGAAAAATCCGTCTTCGGCTTTGTAATCTTTAAAGCCCTCTTGAATTTGTTCGGCTAACTCTTTGGCGACCTCTTGAGTTATATAGACAGGTGCATCACAATCAGAATTAAATCCTAAATGTGAAAGCATTCCGTCATGCTCATGGTTTTGGTTTTGTTCGTCCCACTTCTTTGCCATGAACTGTTGAAGTCTTGCGTGTTTTCTCCACACAAAAACTTTTGATTGTTCTTCTTGGTCATCATCATAGTATTTATCCCAATTTACTTTATGACCTCGAAGGTGTGCGTGTTGGTCTAGTCCCATAACTTTTCTCCTTTGTTGTTTAATCCTAATGTCTTATCGTATCTTATATACCTTTGCAACAATTATCTTTTAGAATCATTCTAAAGTAAAACCCAACCATTCTTACCCCAGCAGTTCTACCTGCGTGGGTGCCAAACTTCATAGAAATCTATGTGCTACATTATCCATTACTTCAAACGACACCGAGCTTTACCATCAGCTTCGCTGCGCCAGCCGTGAGATCCATCAGTAGCTCACGCTGCCTGGGCCCAGCTTTAGAAACGAGACGACATGTGGGTATCACAGTATGCCAACGAGCGAGAGCATCAGGATCCCAGTGCCAGCTAAGGTTAATCCTGGGAACAAGAAGAGAAGGCACAGCCAGACAACAACGATAGTCACTCTCCTGCAGCTTCTGCTGCAGGACCGTCATCCTTCACCTCTGACTCCGCCCAGGTATTTCCATTAGCGATGCAGCGAGATCCGGTGCCTCCGGTAAGCGCGTATACTTTGCCTTCTTCAGGTTTGTCAATTGAGTCGACAGCAGCTGGTGCTGCTAAGGTCCGTGTTCTTTTGTTCATAGTTCTCCTTTGGTTAAACGTCACTTCAGTTTTTATTTGTTTCAGGTCATGCGGTGATCAAATCCGTTTAACCATCATGGTCCAAGACTCCTGAAGTGCGCAGACCTTATATAAGATATGATGGGAGACCTGTCAAGGCCTTTCTTTTATTTTTTTTAATCTTTCTTCAAAAGACCACCGTTTCTCTACGGGAAGTTCTTTTACCATCTGAGCTACCAGCTCCTGAAGGTCAGTCACCTGCTGCTGGAGCCCATCTAATCTAGTGTTGTAAGAACGAGATTTGTTCTCGCCTCGAACGAGATCCAGTGCATCGAAATCTATTGCCATATATTCTCCTTTGTTTGTCTAACCATACGACATCATGGGATACCTGTCAACCACGAAGTTCTCCTGAGCTGGACGTCCCCTGAAGCTCACGCTGCGTGGGCTCACCAGTGGCCAGTAAACGAGAACGAGGTTTGTCATCAAACGAGAACGAGAAACGAGACCTGAGCTGTATCACCTGCTGCTGGATCCCAGGCCACTGAACAAACAAAGAGGGAAAAGTTCAGTGGCCAGGGAACGAGAACGAGAGCTACGCAGCATCAGGCTGCCGGGTGAGCTCCGTTAGCATCCTTCGCTGGACCGTTGGCCATTGTAACGGGAACGAGAACGAGGCAAACGGGACGAGGGAACGAGCATCAGTAAACACGGACACCGGTCTGTACAGTTTAAGAGACTTCTGCAAGAGGGTCTCTTTCAAGATAATTACTTTGCCACCTGCCATAATATATTTATTAATCCATACAATTTGCCATTTATTTAGCTTAGGATAACTTAATGAATCTGATTTGAGTTCTATCCAAAAAACTTCATTACTAAGTACAGCATGAATATCAGGAATACCATTGATTGTGCTTGATTCTACGCGAGTTAGAAAGCAATCAGTCAGTCCTTTTTTTACCTTTTGCCATAGTCTAGTTTCCCCATTTTTATTAGACATGATTAAGTAAGTTTTTTAAATTTTAATTTTCCTAATTGATTTAATTACTGCTGTTGGAATAATAGTTGTATTACCAATATTGTCAAATGTTGGCTTATCTTTCGTCTTAATGTAATCACTAAATATTCTGGTAATGCCATTCTTTTGACTTAACAAATAACCTTTAGATACACATACAGGTAATTGTTCTTTACCTAAGTCTTTTGTGCTTGACCAACCAGCATCACCTTCGATATCTAACCACTCTATCTCAACAAATGGATAATCATCAATTATGTTACCGAGATTTTTAAAATCAAAGTTTAATATTTTAGATTGTTGTCGTTTCTTTTTAATCATCAATCACTACCTTAATTTTACCAACTGAAGTAGTAATAGTAGAGTTATGTACTTGGTTAAAAACATCTAACCACTCCGACCAGCTAGCCTTCTTCAATTGCTGTAACGTCTTCGGACTCAATTTGGATCGTTTTGGCATTGTAGCCATCGATCTTATTTGATAACTCCTCAAGCTTTTTTTCAAGTTGCTCACGTGACATACCCTCCAGACCACTAACAGTAACCTCTTTTCTATCAACATAAGCACCTGCTAGTTGACCAGATCTATACTCAGCATTTATAGCTGCAGCATATTGTTTATCTTTTTCGGCTTTGTCAGCAATTCTTTCTAACCTTTTAAATCGTCTAAGGTTGTCACTTTCATATTTCTTTTTTTCAAGATCAAATAATTTATCAAAATAATTTGCTATATGTGGGCTGTGTTTTCTAGATAACATTCTAGATGCAACAGATCCATAATCTTTTTCATTAGTACACACATAGCCTGCACGCTTAAGTGCTTCAGCTTGTGTAATAGAACCCCAATCTTTAACATAGATTTCAACAAACATTTTTTGTTTTGGAGTTAAATCTAGTTCAGTTCTTAATGATTTCTTTTTAAGTCCACCAGGCATTACTTTCTACCTTTAGGTTTTTTTGGAGTAAATTTTCTTCTTACTTCACCTCTTGCATAACTATCAGCAGATGTGTGAGACATATGAATTTTAGCACTATCATACTCATCAGTATAAAGCTTTTGTTTTTCTTTATTTCCAGGAAATAGTTTTTTTACTCTATCCTTGGCTAACATGAATAATTGTTTTCGCATATTTCTATTATATAGATTATTTCATCGTAAAGTAATAGCCCCAAAAGGTTTCGATAGCGTTCCCGCAAGAGTGGTGTCCCTAAGGGACACCAGAGGGACACCAGAGGGACAGTACTAAATCGACTAGAAGTGTTGATATAATTGAATAATAGTCTACAG